TTTCTTCCTGTTGCCTTTTCAATACCTTCAGTACCTGCTGAATGATTTACTTCTAGTATGTACGGTGGATCTTTTTTAGGATTCTTTGACGGTATAAAATCAACAGCAGTAAATACGCCGTCCATCGCCTTTGAAGCAAGTAAACATTGTTCTATTTCTAATTCTGATAATTCATATTCTGCAACGGCAGCGCCTTGAGAAACATTTGATCTGAAATCGCCTTCAACAACACTTCTTTTCATTGAAGCAATAATCTTACCGCCTAGTACGAGCACTCTTATATCACCATCAGTTTTAATATACTCTTGAATAAGTAAATCAATATCTTCATTTTGAGAATAAAGTAATTGTATTAGTCCGTCCATTTGTCTTTCAGACTCAACAAACAATACACCGACACCCTTTGATCCTTCAAGTGTTTTCATAATAATAGGATAATCTGTTTCTAAACTTTCAAACGCTGTTTTCCAGTTATCTTCATTAGGTATTAATGCTGTCTTAGGTTGTGTTAAACCAAAGTCTTGTAATTTAACATATGATCTGTATTTGTCTGAAGATATCTCAACAACTTCTCTACTATTCACCATAGTAATACCAGTTTTCTCTAGACGAGATACTAAGTCTAACCAACTTTTCTTTAATCTAACTGAACCTCTAATAATAGCAACTGTGTCGTGTCGATCTATTACAAATCCTTTTTCATCACCTTCGTTATATATTGTATATACACCATCTTCATAATCTATAAAGGCGCCTTCAACTTGTACAACATAAACTTTGTGTCCTTGTTTCTCACCCTCTTCTTTAAATCTTCGAGCAGTACGAAATAACTTTTGTCCTTCGGGTGCTGGGTCAGCAGAGACAACTAGTATCTTATACTTCTTTGATTTCTTTTCTTCGGTTATAAAGTCATTAAACTTAACTGGTTTCATCTACCTTTTTACCTATATTGTATTTCGTTTCTAAAGACCAATTGTTTTTATCTTTAAATGAAATAACTTTTATTTGAGATAATGGTGCCTTTGCTGTAGCATTATCTGGATTTATAATACTAATTAATCCCCAATCTGCTAATAACTGTGTTATAGTATTTCTTCTTTCAATATCATTTTCAGATAAATTGCTATGTTTGCCATCTAAAGCAAATAGTTCCTTGAAATGTACGATAAAATATCTGCCTTGTTTATGGAGTATGTGGCAAGATTGAAATAGTTTTTTGTCTTTTCTAGACGCAACACCTATTCTTGTTAGTGTCTCTCGAACCTTTAGAAAGTCATCAGGTTCTTTTAAAGAGACCTCGAGCATACTCTCTGGACTCCATTGTGTTTCCTCACTCATTTTGTTCCACCTTTAAATAATTTTTCTTTAATATACTTAATATGATCCTTAGAGAGTATCTTTAGAGCGTCTTTTGCCTTGTCATTACTATAACCATAATACTCTTTTACAACATCAATATCTTTTAACTTAGACGCTCTTATGAACGGACTAAATCGTTTCTTTTTTCTAACACTATTTATATAGAATTGAAACTGTATATCTTTATCGAGATGGCTATGACGATTCATTTCATTAGCCAACATTAAGGTGTCTGGGAATGCAGACATTATCTTATTCGTTATATAGGCAGGATATTTCTTTGCCCACATCTGATCATCTGAATTGACCAGGTTCTCTTTTGTATAATTGATTGCGTTAAGATAATGTTTTAGTTCATAGGGATTTGACATATTCTAATATCTTTTCTGGTGTTGACTCTTCGTATGGATCTTCGTCATCACTCATATTATTTATGCCAGGTTCTATAAACATTTCTTTCACTATACCATTAACGATATATGAAGAATATCTCCATGATCTTTGACCAAAATTCTGTACTGGTTTATCAACCAACATTCCTAATTGTCTAGTTATGGAACCACTGCCATCAGGTACTAGTGTAATCTTTTTTATGCCTAAGTCTTTACCCCAAGCGTTCATAACAAAATGGTCATTGACTGATATACAATACACATCATCAACCTTTTTTGTATCTATAAACTGCTCGTACATATCTTCATAGGCAGGTACTTGTTTAGATGAACAGGTAGGTGTAAATGCACCTGGTAACCCAAACATAACTATTCTTTTGCCATAAAATAATGTAGGCATATCAGTCTCGGTTACTAATTCATCTTTAAATAAAATTCTGTTATCAAATAATTTCACATCTTTCATAATATAATCTCCTTTTTTTTATTTTACTGAGTCGAATATGGCCTGAAGTCTCCTGACTATGTCCATATCGCCATCTATTTTAATCTCACCATTCAGAAATGCGGTAGTGCTAGTGGTTGTTTCTTGTTTTAATTGTTCCCATAGATCACAGGACATTCTAACGGTAGCTTCTGAGGTTTTAACTTCATTAGATACTACTATGTTTGTCGGTCCTTTTTCTGAACTTCCGTCTAGACATACGACACCCTCTCCGAAATCAAAGGTGACTATTGCTCCGTGTAGATCAACTTCTTTACCACTAAGACCTGTTGTAAGTTCTGATGTTATACTTGCTACATCAGCCATATTTTTCTCCTTATTTAAATTTGCATTGACTCATAATTTCAGTCAAGCAGGCCACAAGATTAATTTCTTGATCAGCCACAAAAGCAGACTTATACGAATAATCTGCTAATATTAATACAGCGTGAGGTATAGTTTCTGATTCTAAATTCTCATACATTGTATCATATATTCTTCTAAAAACCACAACAGGATCATTATCTAAATTATTAACTACCCATTTTCTCATATTGGTAAAGTCTTTTTCTTTTAATAATGTTATAAGTTTGTTTAGGTTATCATCAGAAATATTTGTTAGTATACCTGTATCTATCTTACCACTTACAGAATATCTTTGTAATTCATTTAGTATTCTTCGATAGTCAGGAAAATGTTTGTTAATAAGTTCGGCAACAACTGCCTCATCAAAAGGTATAGTTTGCTCTTTTAGAATGATACCAACTTTCGCAAATAGTTTACTTGCAAGGACTGGTCTATCTTTATTAGCAATCTTGAAATCTATTGTTGAAAATCTACTATGTAATGGTTCAATCAGTCTATTCTTGAAATTACAAGTAAGAATAAATCTACAATTCTTGTGGAACTCTTCTATGAAACCACGCATGGCAGGTTGTGTTGACTGTGGGTTTAGATAATCTGCCTCATCTAGTATGACAACCTTCTTACCACCTGATAATGATACCGTGGAGGCAAAGTTTTTGATCTTGGTTCGCAAGGTGTCAATACCAGATTCTTCAGAACCGTTGATGAACATATAGTCAGCATTCATTTGCTCACACAATGCTCTTGCAACGGTAGTCTTACCACACCCAGGAGGACCTGCAAGTAGTAAGTTTGATATCTCACCTCTATCTACAAAGGACTGAAAGGTCTCTTTTATATCTGTCGGTAAGATACATTCATCAATAGTCTGTGGTCTATATTGCTCGACCCACAAAAAATCACTCATACTAATACTTACTAAAATGTTTCACCAAGGTTTCTAGTTTATCTTCAGCATGTGCTAGTGCTTCTAATTTCTTTTCAGCAGTTGCAACATAATCAATATGTTCAGCAACACCTATTGGGTTAGTTAGAAAAACTTGTAAATCTGATTTTGCTAACTCAACCTCTGCTTCTAGTTTTTTCTTTAATGCGTTTGCTATCATTTGTTAACCTTACTATCTGGTTCTAATGCAATCCAATATTCAATTGGTTTCACTTTGTTTTTAAAATGTGATATTGATTTACTAGAAACAGCAACATCATAATCACCTGATACAATCTTTAAATTCTCAATCTTGAAATTGAAAGTAAAGTCAGCAGCTGCTTCAGTACCCACAAATTCTTCATACGAATTAGCAGAATTCTTTTTATCGTGTACTTTAAGAATTACATCTTGACCTTTTTTACCAACTAATGATAGATCAGGTAACTTCATAATTGCAGCCATCTTTAATAGTTTGCCTAGTATCTCATCTTTTAATTGAAAGTTTACATCAGCGTCAGGCATAACTACATCTTTTTGAGGTGAGGTTACAACACTCTCATCTGAATAATAATATTTTGCCTTAGACTTAGATCCAGTAGAACCAATAGTCATAAATTTTTCATTTGAAATATCTACATCAGGTTTATCTATTGCAGATACAATACCTAATAATTCAGATAAATCATATACAGCAAATTGTTTATCAAACGATTCTGTAATCGTTGCCTTTGCTAATATATTCTTCATAGTAGAAATGGTAGATAGTTCACTACCAGGTTTCACTAGAATATTTGTATTGATATCTGAAAAGTTTTTCAATACCTCTAGTGTTTGATCACTTAGTTTCATCATTTATTTCCTCACTCATTAATAATATAATATAGTGGACTGCTTTTAATAGGTCAGTCCGATTGTACCCGTTCTTCTTACCATAGCGACACAAATATTTAATTGCATTTGCCTGGCAAAAATCTTTATTGATATTCAGGTGCCTCAAGATATCTTGAACCTGAAAACCCTCATCTGTTGTTGAATAGTGTTGTGTATATGTTGACTGCAAATAAGAGTCAATCTCTTTTATAATTTTATCTTCACCGTATTTCATCTTCACCTCATTCATAATATAGTGGGTATTGTTTCTGTCTGTAATAAATCACGACAAGGTACAATACCCATAACCTGTTTGGTGTCTCTTAGCAAGACACTCTACCTCTAATAGGACTTACGAATTGCCTATCAGTACTATTTATACGATTAATAAGCGTATTTAGTACCATAAAGTTTCTGGATCCCAGCAGCAACTATTGCTTTTGTAGGGGTTCCAACTCTGTAAGAAGTGTTATTACCATTAGTACCAGTGTTTTGGTTAATGTAGATCATGTGACCTTCACTTCTTAGAGTATCAATCATCGCTCTAGGTGATACTAGGTCAAATCTTGATCTTAGCGTCTTCCAGAATACTGGTTGACCTTTTGATAAAAGGTTTAATACCTTTTGTTTTTTTGATAATTTAGCTCTTGCCATTCTTATCTCCTTCTGTTTTGCCACTTCACTTGTAAACACATTCTGAACCCATAGTGGCATATGGATACCGAATATCTTAGGAGTGCCTTTCACGGCGTCTCCGTAATCTTTTTTCTTTTGCAACTCTTCTCAAACTCTCTTTATGTTTTCGTTGTCTCTTCAAAGTTGGTTTCTCATAAGACTCTCTTAGTCTTAACTCACGAAGGATACCTTCCTTCATTAACTTCTTTTTTAACTGGCGAATAGCCCTCTCAACATTATTACCCTTGACTATTACTTGTACCATACTCTTTATCTATTTGCTCTTTTATATAATCCATCAACCAGGGGTTGTCAACAAAGACATTCATTATGCCATTTGTTAGTGTATTCACAATCTTTTCTTCTTTGTCAAACTTTTCCATAGTCTGAACCATACCATATTGATATACAATGCCATGTATAACTTCGTGTAATAAAGTATTGGCGCCGTGTAGTGTTTCAACATAGTCACCTCTTAAACCAATCTTACGCTCATTATTAAAGAATTCACCAACTGCCTCTTCGGTAGTGGCAAATGATTCTGGCCAGATATCAATATCATATTTTTGATAACCAATTTTAATCTGATTCTGTAGTTTACTCATATGTTTATTATACTAAATTTTTTATCATAAGTCAAGCGTTAAATACAATCTACACCAAAGACCATTACAATCTTTGGTGTAGCAAGGACTATAATAGATTTTAGAAGTTTTGGTTATCTACTTCTTCCTCACTATCATTGGATTCCTCTTCTATTTCCTCTTGACCATAATTGGTGACATCTTCGCCAGCGTCAACTTTGGTATAGAGGTCTAAGAAACTTGCCTTTGTATCATCATCAAATCTATTGACACATAACTCAATAGCCTTCATCTTGTCTTTAAAGATTGAGTAGGCCTCTACAATGTGGACTAATCGTCTAGTGGATATGATCTCATCAATACCACCATCATAGTAGGTTCTTCTAATTACATCTGCCCAGGTTACTAGGTTTGTTGCAAACTCTTCGGCAGTTTTGTTTATCATATCTTTGGTAGATAATACATTCGATAAGATTTTATTCTCGATCTTAACAGTCGGATAACTTTGTTCTACTGTAATTGGGAATCTCTCAAGAAATGCCTCGTTAAGAACATTGGTACCGAT